CCATAGCTAGTATAGTGATATTCGTTTTCTTATCTTGAAACATGTTCGTATCCTTTCTATATCCATCCTAACATTAGTTTTGTCTCTTCCGGTACCGAGTCCATTGTAAATGGGGGATCAAAAGTTGTTATCACATCTACCGTTTCTGCACCGGCATCCTTGCAAGCCCTCTCAATCATTACAATAATTTCATCTGCAAACCCGCACCATGCGCTAGTCAGCGTATGAGTTACCGTAACTTTGGGAAAGTGGTCTACATCTATATCGTATATCAAACCAAGATCGTATACATTCACGGCGATTTCGGGATCGTATACTTTTTGTAGCTGCTCGATTATTAAGTTTTTCATCACACCATATCCCTCCTAATATGTGGTGCTGTTTTAGTAGCTCCACCTAGATAGTTAGGCGGTGGTACACTGGGTGCGTACTTGACTTTTCCTATAACAAATCCGATAGCACATCCGACTACGAGAATGACCACTGGTGTCACGCCATACAGTAGAACGTCTGCCATTCGTAACCCCCCCCCCACATTATTCAGTTAATGCGAGCCAGCTTTCTGGAAATAGATTAATCATAATGCTATTCCATTCTTTAGCCAACTCCCGGATCTCCTGCTGCGCGTCATCCTTAGATCTAAGGTTGTATGCTCGTGCCCAGGCGTACAGAGAACCTGTTACATAGTATTCAGTGTACATGGACTGTGGCAGTACCATACGAGCCTGTTCAGGGCAGACACCCTTCTGGAGTAGCCTCTTGTAGACCCAAGTGCATCTGTTAAGAACCGTATCATAGTCATCAATCATAGACTTTCGACCGTACACGGTTAGCGGGTTGATATCGATAACCTCATTTGATGACCCCTGCTTCTTATCAGATGCCTTTCCTCGCCACTCTAGCGGCTTGTAGAACTCTGGATCTTCGTCTACATATCTGCGGCTGATCTCATTGTACGAGAACCCCACGGTATGTTTGAAGCGTTGTCTTGCTACAAACAAAGGAACCTTCTCTCGTAGTGTTATAGTGGCGTGGGTAAACGGGGTGAAGTGATCATGTTTAGCTAGATATTTAATTAACTTAACATCCCCATCTGCTAGTGACTCTCCCATCTCTGTGAGTTTATAGGAGGACTCCTTGTTGAAGCTGACCCTCGCTGCGTTCACAACAGACAGATCTGTACCCATTGAGTCAATAAGTTTTACTTGCATTTGCCCACCTCAAGATACGTTACGGCCCTGTTCAAAATCTCTACACAGTCATCAAACCCCCCTAGGGACCTATTACATTTATGACATAGCCATCCCCTGAAGGTCTCCGTCTCATGGCAGTGATCTAGTACCCATGAGCCATTATTCGTGTTACCCTTTCCCTTAACTTGTTCTTCGTCTTGATTACAGATAGGGCATATGTAGCCATCCTGCGGCATACCGTGCTGTTTACGTAAAATATCCCTAACATACTGCATGTATCTATTACAGAGCCGACACTCAGGGCGAAGATAATTTCCCCCAGATGACATAGAAAAAGAGGACAGGGGAAGATACTCGCTGCACTTACTGCATACCTTGCCCTCTCCAGCTCCCAGATCCTCGTGCTCTGATAATTCAGACGATTCAAATAATTCTAGTTGAGCCAGGGTTACATCCCCCTGCCCCGGATCACCAAGTCGGTGAGATCAACCGGGGAATAGTCAGGGGGTTTCTGTAACTTACCTGAAGCATCAAGTGTTCCACCATTCAATTTCAACATGTTGTTAGCGTGTACGGAGCCAAATGCTTCAGGCAAAAAGGTTAGTTCTTTATACCTAACTGACATCCCAAGCACCACATACAGAAGATCGCACATCTCTTTCATCAGTTGGGCTGCCCGTTTATCTTTCTCTTCCTGCAACATATTCCCATCTATGGGAAATTCACCATCACCACCATACTTGCCCGAGGCCACATCAATAAGACTTTCTACGTCAGAAACGGCATCTAGAAACTCCTTGTACTCCTCCTCTAAAAGGTCCAGGCACAGATCCCAGGACTCATCCCCTCCTGCATATGGCATGAAAGACCCTGTCTGATGCAGGGAAGAGGGGCCCGATAGACCCCCCTCCTCCAGTTTCAAAGACAAACTATTCTGGAACTCTCTAAGCATTTTCACTGAGCTATGCATGGCGATTATCCTCTGAGACATCCCTAGCCGCCCCTACCTGTAATGCTTGGTACATTTCGTGCCAACATGCTGCCAGCCCCGCGCTGTAATTATTATCTGCGACAGAGTTTTTAAAGTTATCGTATTGTATATCTATGACTTCCTCATATACGATATCAGCCACCTCGTATCTACTTACAAAAGCGCGGTATGCATAGTCCCTGTGTGGGGTGTGTACTATGTCGTGTCCAGGGAACAGGCTCTCTAAGTGCCCTTTGACGCGGGACCGCACCATAAGGTCATCTCCAGAAACGGAACTGCCTGTATCTTTATCTTTCTCGGCGTGTAGTTTCACTACCGATATGAAGCCGTCCGTAGTCATGATCCACATAGCGTACTGTTCTCCCTCTTCTCTTCTTTTAATACCCTTTTTAAATTAAGAAAGTAGGCGGCATTGTATCCTCTTTCCCATTCCCTATGCCTTATTCCCTGCGAGCCGTGGAGATAGTAAGGGTTGTATGCGTTACTACCAAATCCTTCCACCCCCTCTACGTATGCTTTCTGCATAAGCCTACCAGGGTTGTTGACTGCAGCAAAACTTCTATTCTGTGTCCTCATCTGTCACGCTCCACAAACGCCGCCTGAGTTACTAATCTCACAAATATCGTGTGTCTCTACGTGCTCTTCAAACTCCTCCCCCAGCTTATCGACAGCCTCGTCATACGCCACGGGGGTGAGGGGCTGACCCCCTCTAGCCCCATCAGGATAGCATGTGAAGCCTCTCAACCTATGGGCGTACTTAGCAAGAGTATTGGCGAAGCCTTTAACGGTATCGGGGTTGTTGTGCTTGTTACCCCATGCGGGCATGTTGATAGTGGAACTAATAGACATATCAACATAGTCCTGAACGTCCGCCTGAAAAGCTATGCGCCGCTCATATTCAGGGGCTAGGTCCAGGGCACTCTCTATCTTCTCAGGGTCTATTCCGTATACGTCCACCATTTCGTTAGCCGCGCTGTCCACAACGTACTGATACTTCCAGCGGGTTCCGTTAGTAAGGTACCGTCTCTTATAGGCCACCGCAAATAGGGGCTCTATACCTGTAGTAGTACCAGCCAGGATGCCAATACTGCCAGTAGGAGCAATGGCGCGTACTGCAACGGGGCGCGATATAGATAGCTCATCTGAAAAGGACTCAGCAGTTTTGTCAGACCACCTCTTATATACGTGAAGCCATCTGTGCAGCTCTTCAGGAACCTCATAATCATACCCTCTCTTAAGTAGCCATTCATGAATTCCCATGAGGCCTAAGCCAAGCCGCCTGTTTTTGTCCCTCACCTCATACACCTTGGCGTAAGGAAGTTTGGCCTTCAGTGTACCACACAAGAGAAACTTTGTGGCCAGTTCTACCACATCGGCAAGCTCTCGGATCGATTCAATACGGCCAAGGTTGATGCTACCCAGATTGCAAACATCACTGTCGTCAGAGCTGCAAACTTCAGTACAAGCGTTACGTAAAGTTTCATTCTCGTTTTCCATAAAATTAAAGCTGAACCCGGGTTCCGCCGAGGACAGTGCTTGCCTAACATTCTGCATGAACACCTCCCCCAACTCGCCCGTGGCCCAATACTCATACAACCAGGAATTGTCGTAGTTCACACTGATGTTTGTCATATCAAGAGGGGCAGGGAAGTTGAAATCTACCTCTTTGATTTGCTTAAGGGACTGACCCGTGTTGCCAACCGGCATTGATCCCCAGTCTTTGGCTTCCATGAACCTATCAACATCGCCGTGCTTCCAATTCAGAGACGCATAGATTGCCGATCGGCGAGAGCCGCCCTGCATTACTCGTCTGCCAATCTCGTTGATCATCTGCATCTTAGGCACGGGGCCACTAGCTGTCCCCCCTGTACCCACCAAGGCGCGGCCTGAAGGGCGATACACAGAGTAGTCTACGCCAATTCCCCCTCCCGTCATGAGGCAGGACTCAGACTTCCAACTGAGATTAGCCCAATCCTCCCTCGTATCTTCTTCTGCCGCAAGGAGAAAACAGTTGTTGTAGTACCTGTTAGGACGGCCCGCGTAATAGAGATAGCGCCCACCGGGTACGAACTTCAACTGTTTAATATAAGAAGCAAGTTCCTGGCGCTCTTCTTTAGTCATCAGGACAGGGTCATCCGGTCGCAGATCCCCACACACATCCTCCACCAAAACATCTGCAAGCTGATACCAAGTTTCGCACCCCGCGTGTGCGTACTTCAGATTAAAGATGTCCTCAGAAAACTTAGATCTGAATGCGGGGTTCTCATTGGATTTGTAAGATGTCATATGTGTTATACTTTCCTATTACCTAAAGGTTCAACACCCAGAGTTTCCGCTCCGTCTATATCAAACAATAACTCTCGCAAAATGTCAATCAATTCCTGATCAACTTCTCCGTCCGTGGGTACAGGAAATTCATCGGGGTTCACCCTTATGGACACTTTGAAATGGCGGGTTATCATTGCCGTATCATTCTCCCTTTGTATTAGCTACTTCGGAGGTGAGGGCAGCATATCCGGCTATGTCTACCCAGGAGTCGCGATGATCAGGGCTGTTACATAGACGTGCCAGTTTCATCCATATCATCATCATCCCTACCTGCTCTTTCGTCACGTCGGTGCCTAGGATCTCGGCCCAACCCACGGCGATGCGCTTGTACATAATGTCTACTGGACCATACGACTTATTCCGATCATTGCAGGTAAGGCGCTTGGCATCTTCTAGTACACGAGACCTGCCGTTGATCCCGGCCATTGCTCCCTTATCCTTGGGGTATCCCCCCGGATATGCGTGGCCTCCGTGCCGGTTGAATAAGCGATCTTCTTCTTGTTCCTCTTCTGACTTAGGAAGAATATAATCGTCTTCCCCCCATAAAATATCTCCAGCTACTGTTGCCACCACGGTAGTTCTCCTTTACGTTAATGTACTGTGTCGCTGTCATCTTCTCCAACCTTAAATACCTCTACGGTTGGGTGCTCATCCTCAAATATAGTATCGTATTTATCTACCAACTCTGCGATGTCTTCTGGAAGAAGAGTAGTTACCACACACATGGCTTTTAGTACATCTGACATAGTATCTAGTCCTTCTTCAGATAAGACTGACATATCAGGGTGATGAAAAGGATCAATGTCGTACAGTATACTACTGTCTGACGGGTCTTCTGACCTTACCGTTATCTTTATCATCAGCTCGTTTGGCTCCAGGCTCAACTCCCCTACCCGTTTTAGCTTTGCCATGGGATTTCTTCCTCTCCTTAATCCATTCTACGGGAATGCTTTGATCTGCGTAGGCATATCCGTATTTAGTACACCAATCCGCGTATGTGGTCTTACTACCTTTCCTAATCTTAGATCTAGAATTAGTAAATACGAAGCGTATATCAAGATGCGGATGCTGTTCTTTTACCCAGAGATGCTTCTGTCTATCTTGGGTAGTAAAGAAACCTTTGGTCTCCACTACTATGCCATTGGGCAAGATAAAATCTGGCGTATAGGTTCTTCGTTTTTCCGGCTGAAGAAAGGATATCTTCATTGTCTCGTAGCAATCCACGATGCCTAAGAATGCCAGTTGTTCAGACACCCTTTCTTCTAGGCCGGATCTAAACCCCTTGGCCATCTTCCATCTCGCCGACGAGTTAAGAGATGAAAAGGCCATAGGGATAGTGAATAGGGGTTACAACACTAAGTGTATCATGCGGCATCGGAATAATCCTCCTCGTTTAGATGGGAGTGAGACTCTTCGAGGTCGTCAACTATATATGTGTAGGCTACAATAGGTCTGCTCTTAGCCCTAGAGGGGATGGACTCCCTTTCCTGCAGCCCGGGCCAGCATGTGAACCTATATTTGCACCAGCTACAGGATGACCCTAATTTCCTGTTGCCCGTGAGTACGCGACTAAACCTCTCCTCCTCATCAGAAAAGCATCGCTTGAAGGGGCCATCCTCATTGATGGTCTTGATCTTATCTTCTATACCCCTGAGTATGACAGCAGTCTCCTCGGGTGTGTCAGTACATTCGATGCGGCGGATGTCGCCTTTCGCGACGTTGAATGCCCAGATGCCGCCGGGCTTAGTCCCTTTGGCTTTTGCGTATAGGTGCAATTGACCGACGTATCCAAATGGATCATCTGCCTTCATCGTCTCCCAACTAACAAACTTGTTGCGGTACGCATAATCAGACGTAGACTTGATATCATCTACCTCTCCATTGAAGCTCAAGTCAGTCTCGCCATTGATTACGGTATCGCCTATCTCAACTTGCACTTTCTCTGTGCCAGCAAAGCCCTCGACTCCAGCCTCTTTGATAACCCCTTTCAAGACGGCTTCAATGATGTCACCCACCGCCATGCGAAGAAGGAAATTATAGGAGGGATCGGCTGTCTTAGTCCCCGCCTTCTCCATCTGTAGCTGGCATAGTGGTCTGCCTAAGTTGGACGGGCGAATTCGGAATGCCCTATTCTTATCGCGAGCGGTGGCAAATTGCTTACGCATGGCCTCCTTAACATCTTCGGAAATGGTGGAGATGGTGTCTTCGCTCATCGACACCTCCCCCTCCAAACTTTTCTGCAACCACTGGACTACTTTAGCTACCTTGATATCCATCTCATGAGTCCAAGTTCACGAAAGCGCCATCAGTATCAATAGATTTATCAAGACTATTAGGGGATAAAGCTCCATTGTGCTTCTCCATAATCCACCTGTTAATCTGCTTGATGTGCTCACCAAATTTCTCATACAGAGCGATGGCGCGGTCATCCATCTTGTGGGATGGATCACCCAGCATAGAGGCCTCGATGTCGTAGTAGGTTATGCCCCCGGTAATCTTCTTAGACTTCAGTGTAATGTCGCAGAAGTTAGGAACGATGCGGTATTTAGTGACAACGTCGTGGTAGAATTTAGCCAACGTCTTGCCGGAAGTCTTGCCCGACAATTCAAACTCTACAGGCGCAGTGACATCACATTCTTCACCACTCTTATTGACGCCTTTGATGTGTGCCTCCCCGAAGAAGATAGTCATAATGCGGCATGAACGGATAAACTCCTGCCGATCCTTGGATAAGCTACTCCAATCCTTGATATACTCAAGGGAGCGACCGCACTGGAAACTACCATCTTCCGATGGTGCCTCGTCACGCTGCCCTTGTACCAAGACAGAGTGTACGTAGCTGCCCCTAGAACTGGTGCCATCCCGGTTCTTACGTTCTGCATCGGCATCATATCGCTTGTAACGATAGCGATGATCGTAGTAGCGGAAGTCTACCGACTTAGCATAGATTGTTTCACCCTCGTGGGTGACGGCAAAGTGTCCAGCAAGGCACAAGATATTTCCATCGCCGTCTTCAACATTGTCCCGCAGAATACGGATACGACCTAGCGCATCGGAATTAGAAGAAGATGACTCTCCTTCGCTGAAGCGTGATTGAAAAGCCGCCAGCATGGAATTCTCGTCCATTGTTGCGATCTCTGTCATACTCATGTGTTGTATCCTCCTCAGTTCAGAAATATAGTTATACTACATATTGCCGTTATTGTCAAGACATATCTAGCCAATTGTCTCCTATTTTAGTGTCGATAGCTAGAGGAACATCCATGTCAAATCCATAGAAGTCCTCAATCATTTGCCTTATACTATCAGTGGAGAACTCAGTTTCTAATATGCTTTTAATAACAGGCACTTCATCCTCCATGCAATCTAGCAACACACTATCATGGACTGTGTTTACGATGCTAGAATTCAGCTCTCTCCATCTCATCTCCTCCCTTAGATTGACTAAGCACAAGGGTACTATGTCGGCGGTGGCAAAGCTCTGCACCGGATAGTTCTTAATCTTAGTAGCTCCCGCTGCTCCCCCATTCCTATTCCTCTTGGCATCAGGGAAAGAGAACATTCTGCCAGTAGGGAGTACGATACTCTTATTACGAATGGCATCGTCCTGTAGTCTCCTGTGCCAGTCCTTTATGCCACTATATTTATCAATGAAATGGACATTGTAAGCCTTCTCTGCCGGTGATCCGTTCATAGCTCCGTACAAGGGGGCAAAGGTTCGGGCCTTCGCTTCCTGCCGGGAGGTGGGCTGCCCCATGTCAGTCAAAAACTTAGCAGTATACGTATGTACATCGAAGCCTGTGTCTATTTCTTCTTTGGCTACGGCGTCGTCTGATAGATACGCTGCTGCCCTAAATTCTAGCTGGGCGAAATCAAACTCCATCAACATCCCATGGTCTCCAAACCTAGAGACGAAAGCCTTCTTGACAGGGAACGTACCTCCCCGTGGCATGTTTTGCATGTTAGGCCTACTAGATGATAACCTACCCGTTGCGGTACGGCACTGATTAAACTCTGCATACAAGGTGTGCATACGTTTGACGGAAGTAGATCCTCCAATCACGGTGATCCTGGAAGGTAGGGCCCTCTTACGTATGCCCTCCACAAAAGAGGATAGGTAGGTTTCTATTGCACCCAGGCGCTCAACCTTTTCTAAGAACTCAATTGCATCGGAGTACGTGTCGGGAGACTTAGCCCTCAGTTGAGAGGCCAGTGTCCGCAACCTCTGCTTATCCGTCGAGAACCCATTCGTAGTTGCCCACTGGTAATCGGGAGGATTAATCTTAAAGCCCCCAATCTGCCCAGTAGATCTGTACACGACGCCATCCCCTCCACATCCACCACATATGCTAGCGGACTTATAAGGGTTGCCGTCTCTCTTTACGCGCAGCACTTTGCCATTTCCCCGGCAGTCTCCGCACACATTAGACTCAGTGCGGGTAACTATGCTGCATCCGTTACTTAGATAAGCCTTGAACTTAGAGGCCGATAGGGTGGGCCGGAAGCTGCGATCCAACTGAAAGAACTCCTTGTGCCTCTTCTTATCCTTTGGTGATCGTGAAAATATCATGGAGGATAGCTGCTCTGGACTGCTCAGATTAACCGGAGTATCCCCCATGTAAGTGTTGACCAGGGACTTGAGCCGACGTTCCAGGGCCTTCTTCTCTACGCGATAGTCAAACTCCACCTTATCCAAGACATCCATGTCGATATACATGCCGCTCTTCTCTATTTCAGATAGGCACATGCACATGTCATTCGTAAGATCCACGGTCTTCTGAAGGGAGGTACCCTCCAAGTCCTTAATCTGCTTAAGATAAAGCTCACGAGTAGATAGGATGTCCGCCGTACCGTACTCTTTAACTGCACTCCAAGGCATGGCCTCATACCCTATGCCCCGGTCCCAATACTCTTTAGTTATGTCAGACTTCTTAATGTCCAAGTCCCGATACTCACAGATAGCACCGAGAGACAGCCCTTTACGGATGCCCCTGTGGAGAATGTACTCCGTTGCCATGGTATCATGTATCTTTCCAGAGTACCGGATACGCACTGCCCATAGCCATTGAAGGTCGTACTTAATGTTGTGGCCAACAAGCAGATCCGCCCCCTCAATAAGCTCCTTGACCCTCTTAAGACCCTCCAGATCAGGATCTTTCTCTTCGTGATACACACACACATAGTTCACTTCGCCTGTGTCTATGTTAACCACTCCTATACTAACTAATTCGTTGTTAGTATTGTAAGGGCGATTGTCTATTCCGCCACTTGAGGGTTTGGTAACGCTATTTTCCACATCCACCACAAGTCTAATCATCGTATTTAGCCTTTCTTCCATCTAGCATGACGTGTATCTGCCCATGCCACCCACTGATTTTATTCTTAGCTATATTAAGTACGCGGCGAGGGTCCCCTTCTCCCGCCGAGCCTTCTATCTGTGCGTACTTGCCTATCAATATCATGAGGTCGGCCTCCGCTGCCTTACCCGTGCGGGAGTTCTCCATCATAGATAGGTTAAGATTTACGCGGCCTTCCGCTTCGGCACTTAGCTGGGAGTATCCAAATATGGCACAGTTATATTTGGTAGCCAGATCCCGTGTCCTACGGTAAAGTTCGCGAAGCCTTTCGTGCTGCGGCATGTCCGATGATGACGCGCCCCCAGTGGACACCTTGTCTAACATGTCTAATACTAGAATGTCTGGGCTGTAAACATTTAGATGAGACTCAATGCCATCGATGCCATGGGTATCATCCATTTTGTCAATTAATAGATTGGTTCTTTTAAACTCCCCATTGATCTTGCCCTTACTGGCCAGCAGTTCATTCTCTGTCTTGTTGGTGGATGCAGACATGTATCGTAAAGCTACGCGCTCTGCAGGTTCCTCGTTACAGAGAACATGTACGACCGCCCCCTGGTCTATCCATCCGCCGGGCGACATGGCGAAGGAAGCGTGGCTACTGGTCTTGCCCGTTTCGGGGCGGGAGCCGACAACTACGAAGTGACCCGGGCTGACACCAGGAACACGCTCTGCCAAGGCGGTTAGGTTGAATACCCATTTAGATTGCATCTCCAGTGAACTGAGTAGGTAATCAGGATTTAGATCTATGCCATCGAAGGGAGAACCAGATCCTACGAAGCCATCTGACGTGTCTTCAATTAGCTTCTTTATCTTATCTAAGTTACTGTTGCCTCCCTCCATCAGTTCAAAGCCTAGTTCGGATACCCTACGGCCTGTCTCCACCCGCCACAAAGACTTCATGACATCCGCCACGACATCACTGCCAATGGCATCTGCCTGATCTATCTTGGCAAATAGGACTTTGTACGTATCTTTCTGTGACTCTGTGAGAGTGCAGTTGTCGGCGAAGAATACGTGCCTCAGTTCGCCAACTGTAATGTCACGATCAAACCTATCGTGCGCCCCTATCAAGGTCTCGACGACACGTTTGGGCTCCTTGTCGAATGCGGTGACGGGGATAGGACCAGCCGACTTAAACGCATCCTTGCTGCAAAGAGACTTAATTAAGTCCAGCATTTTTGTATTTCCTCTATGGACATATCTTTAATGTCTTTGTCTAGCATGGATATGCTACACAACTTTACTCCCATACTGATGCGTCGGGACATGGCTATGGATTTGTTGGTAGCATCCTTGTCCAGACATAATACTACGTGATCATATTCCCAAGCCGCCCGAAGATGTTTGTCGGATAAACTGGTACCTAGCAAGGCCATGGCGCTGGGGCAGCCAGGGATATGCTTAACGATCTTCCAAGCGCTCACGATGTCCTCTACTATGTATAGTTTACTATTGGATTTGTCAACAGTGACTGGGCTGCCGAAAGGGAGTATGACAGCCTCGTCAGACGCACAGTAGCGCTTCCACTTAGGGAACTTGTACTTGTTAGTAGCGCGACCTATACCGTCTACATACTCTCCCCTGCTATTCTCTATCAGGAACACTACCCTATGCTCTCTTGCATCATACATTACAGGTATGTCTGGATAGTCTAAGTCATACCTGTTGAGATAATTAGTAACAGAAACATGGCTGCCCAGATACCTAGTATCAATACCACCATCGGCTGTATTCTCTTTCTGTTTCTGTTTAGTATGGGAGGGATGAGGGGGATGAAGCGCTGCCCTTACGTCTTCTATAGATAGGTTGTCGGGATACCTTCTCCCCCTCAAACTGCAGTTAGCAGAATAACAATTCCATATGATAGCGGTGCGAAGTCGTGTCACCGTAAAGGTTCCTGTACGTCTACACGACGGACAGTCCCCCCGATATGTATCCTCGATAGATAAACTATTGATGATATCATCTAATATCATTGTTCAATCCTACTATATTAAGAGATGATTGTCAAACCGTTGGCATCTCCACAAAGTTTAGATTTACACTGAAGCTACGGCGCTCACCCGGCGTTTTAAATGGGTATACGCAATGGAAGAGATCACTAGGGAACAGATAGAAGTCGCCTACCTCCGGCTTAACCATGAAATTAGTTGAACTCCAATGGCTTGGCGTCCCATGTACAAACTGGATATGCCCATGCGAGGGGTGATGGTCTTTATAATCCTCTTCAAATTCTTTATCGATCCCCTCCGGCATGGACAGGTATCCAACACAACTGAGACGACAGCCAGTATGGATGTGAATGGGGTTATACTCATCTTCGTACTGGCGAATAACCCATCCGGCCACGTACTCAATACCGTACCGATTTTTCTGTTGATCGAGCTTACGCATCCCCAACGAGTTACGTGTTTCCATCCACTGTGCGAACCTACCAATAAAGGTACGGGTTTCATCAAGAAACATCTCCTTCATCTCATCATCGAATAGCAACTCTTGATCAACTTTCCCCACAAGATTGTCGCTGAAATCTTTTAGGGGCCGCTGCCTTTTGTTAATTATGTCATTCATCTGATTGACATAGCTGTCACTCAATTTGAGTTTAGCCATACCGGGGCCGAACGGTGTGAAGAAGTCTTCCGTTTTGGTGCTTGTATAGAATGTAGCCATCTTCTATTCCCCCGTGGGACTGTCATCAAGAACCAGTCGTTGCAACGTATGATAGGCTTCAACAAGCTCCCTCGCGTGTGATATACGCATGTCTAACATCTCACGAATGTCGTAATTGATATCACTCAACTGTCCGATAATTATTTGTATCTTGGCAATTTCATCCTTAGTCATGTGGTCTTCTCCCCTAAACCAGCCATACGAATAGCATGGCTATAAGTGTAACTGTAATTATAGCAACAAGCCCAGCTCCAAGCGCCTCGGTTAGTGTTGGCATAACATCATCTCCCCCCTACGCGGCCATAGCCATGAACGCGGGCGACGAAGTCCACCGGGCCACGTCCGTATTACGATTGAACATACGCTCCGCAATGTTATTGTTGGCGGTGTTCTTTAGGCCGAAGCGATCTTCATGGCTGGCGTACTCTGTGAATGCTGAGTAGACGGACCATACATTCCAGCCCCGGGTGCTGATTTCTTCCATTACGGAGTCTAGCATCTTAACACGGGTACGCTCAAATGGTATTACGTCATCCAACAGCATCTGGATCTGATCTTCAGACACTCGCTTGGCGGCTATATGCTTGCACCATTCTACGTGGGCGTCGAACCTTTCCTCCAGTCCCCCTATGTCAGCAACAAAATCATCCAAGGAAAAGTTCTTCGTGTTCTTCCTCTTCAGATGGTCGTAATCGCCTCGGATCATGCCATTAGAGCAATAGTAATCGATTGCGCCCAGAAGGCAGTTCGACTTGCAATTACCAGACAGGCCGTGCCAATAGATGAAACGGAGCGCGATATCAGTTGAATGCTTGTCAGTTTCAATGGTCGTCTTAGCACGGGGGAAAATCACTTCCTCTAAGGCCCACGCACCATTACTACTGATCTTGTTATTGATCTGCACATCATCCAAGAGGTGAGAGAGTTTATCTTTCCATACGGGGCGGATAGAGCCGAAGAAATCAGGATGCGAAGTGGGCAGGAACGATTGACCAACGATGCCCAGCGCCTCATCGGTTTTGCCATTAACTACAAAGTATTTATCGTTGATCCCCGCGCGGGTGATCCGCTCTTTATGTACGGGAAAATCTAAGGCTGCATCGAATGCGGCGAGTTTATTAGTTAGCAGTGTTTCATCAAACATTGTGTGTATGTCCCTGTTTGTACTGTGTGTGTGTGCGGGGCCTTTCTGGTGAGGGCACCCCGTCTTTTCCCACGGGTAGTTTAAGTTTAATGTCGTTAACCCGCTTAACCGTGTTTGTACTCACTCGACAGGCATGTTCTACCTTATACAAACTATGGTGTCAATACCCTATTTAAAATAATCTTCTGTATCATTGAATTCTTTGAAATGCATATGGTGGCGTCGTTGTCGTTGTCGTCGTTTAATAGAGAATGATATGGGCGTGGTAGGAGATATAGGCGACAGTTCCCACTCACTCAATGGTATAGTTGGATGGCACGAAACCACTATCGCCTCAAAGTCAAAGTTCACCATTAGGGTTATCCTCTCCGGTAAATGACGAGCGAAGCGTATCATGGATATCTTCGCCCGTCAAGTGTGTTAATTAATGCTACACACAATCCCATACCAATCACTTCCCTTACAGATGGCATAGTACCTGTGTAACTCTTGCTCAGTCACCGGTAAGGATAACGTATGCACTTTGTCTGTCAACATTGAAGTTCGTGTGATGTTCATTGTAACCTCCATTTTGTCCTATGATGGGACATTCTGCTAGCTATTAGCC